ATTTACCACAAAATATTGTTTTTAATAGTGTATCAATATTTGATTATAGTGGTAATTTATTTAATACTTATAGTGGGGCATCAATAATTAATGTGAGAAATGGTGTTTATAAGGTTAATATTATTATTAATTCATCAAATTATCCTGATGCGGTAATGTTTAATGATGTATGGTCACTAACAATTAATGGAAGTCCAACTACATTTAATAATAATTTTTATATAATTTCTTCTGACAATTATTATACTTTTGATTTATCAAATCAAATTGATATTAGAAATTATTATTTTTATCTTTGGGGAATTCAAGAAAATGAATTAATAACTGCTGGTGTTACAAAAAAAATTAAATTAACATTAAGAGAATTATACCCAAATCAAAATAATTATTTACCGTTGGATATCGAATATCAATTATATACCTCAATTGCTAATAAATATGAAATTTCAGTAATACCATTTACACCTGTTGATAGAACATCAAATGGATATGAAATTAATTTAGATACCTCATGGTTAATACCACAAACCTATAAATTAGAAATTAGAATGAAAAATGGTGATTATTATGAAAGTAAAAAAACTCTTTCATTTACTGTGGTTTCAAACAATATTATTTAATAAAATTTTACTATTTTTTCTTAAATTTAATTAAAAATTTTAAAAAGTCTTGTATTTATAGAAAAATTGAAATACTTTTGCATTGCAATTTTAAATAATTGAAAAATAATTTTAACTGAAAAAACAAAAAACAATGGAAACAATTGAAAACATTAGTGCTTCCGAAATGGAAGATGTGAAGAAACAATTTGAAAATTATCAAAAGAAACAAACACAAACAAAAAAGAAAAGCAGCGAGGAAATTTTAGCAAAATATTTTGTTCCACGCAAACCCAAAGAAACCTTTAGAATTTTACCACCTAAAAATGGAAAGAAAGCAATTGAAGAAGCATTTTTCCATGTAGTTCCAACTAACGGAACTGGTGGAAAAAAGAAAAAGGGGTCAATTATTTATTGTCCAGCACATAACGATCCTAAAGTACCTAAAATTGGTTCAGATGGACAACCAGCTACTGATATGTCTGGAAGACCAATTATGGTTCCTGCACCATGTCCATGCTGTGAACAATACAAGAGATTGATTGCAAAACAAGATCAATCACTTAAGGGTATTAAAAAAGAAAAGATGGATGACCGTCAATTGAAAATTAAAGAAAATAATGATAAAATTTATAAAGAAGCAATTAGTTGGGAAGCTAAGAAATTTTATATTATAAGAGGTATTGATAAGGGATTGGATAAGGATGGTGTTAAGTTTTGGAGATTTAAACACAATTTTAAGAATCAAGGTACTCTTGATAAATTATTACCAGTGTTGGGTGAGTATATGGAACAAACAGGTGTTCTATTTTCTGATCCTTATAAGGGTTGTGATTTATCGATTACTATGGTTGATACTGAAATGAAACTTCCGAATGGTGGTTCTATTACATATAAAACCATTACATCTATCACAACAAGACAATCAACATCACTTCATAACGATCCTATCGTAATGAAACAATGGCTTGAAGATGATATTACGTGGAGACACGTATTCATGCCAAAGAAAGCACCCAACATTACACCATATCAATATCTTGAAATGATTATCAAGGGTGAAACACCATATTGGGATGATAGTGATCAAAATAATAAACATTGGGTATTTCCTAATCATAAGGATTTAGAAATTCTTGCCAATACACGTACACAAAATCTGGATGATGTTGATGAAAATTATGAACAAGCATCAGATTTGGATAATTCATATGTTACTATAAATAACATAAAGCCTTCTGATGTTGGTGTATATAAAGATAATTCAATTAATCTTGGTAAAGTTGCTTTAAGAGAAACAACACCTCAAATTCAAGAAGCACCAATTGTTGAAAATAAATCAACAAAAAAAGTAAAGAAAGTTAAAGAAGAACCTGTGGTTGTTGTTGAACCACCCACCATTGATCCAGAAGATGATCCAGAATTAGATGATTTACCTTTCTAATTAATATGTAAATTTAAAAGGGTGTGAAATTAATCCACACCCTTTTTTAAAAAATAATTACAATATAAAATTATAAAATTATGACAAAAATAGTAAATGAAGTTCCTGATAATAAACCAATAAAAACAAAAGAACCAACAGTAAAAAAAAATTTTAATATAACTAATTTTAGAGATAGAATAGGTGCACCAGACATACTAGATAAGCCATTGGTGTGGATTAAAATTGATGATGCATTGGCAGAAGTAACTGGAATACCCGGAATTCCTAAAGGATATACAACATTATTTAGAGGGTATTCAGATACGGGTAAATCAACAGCACTTGAATTAGGTATTGTTAATGCACAGAAAATGGGAATATTACCAATCATTATTGATACTGAAAATAATTTAAGTAGAGAAAGATTGAAATTAATGGGATTTGATTGGGATGGTGAATTTATTATGATTGATAATGAATTTCTTTTGGAACATTTTGGAAGAAAATTAGATAAGGATATTGCTCAAGCATCAATTGAAGACATGGGTAAAGCAATATCATATTTTTTAAATTTACAAGCATCCGGTGAATTAGATAGAGAAATACTTTTTGCTATTGATTCAATTGGTACATTAAATTGTATTCAAACAATAAATGCACTTGAAAATGATGAATCAAATAATAATATGTGGAATTCTGGAGCATCTGAAAAGGTGTTTATGACATTATTAAATAGTACAATACCAAATAGTAGAAAAACAGATAAAAAATATACAAATACAATAATAGCTGTTCAAAAAATTTGGTATGATTCCATGATAAAAGTCATAAAACATAAACATGGAGAAACATTCTGGATTGGTGCTAGATTAATTTATCATTTTGGTGGTATATTGGCTAAAGGTACAAAAAAAATTACAGCTACAAGTAAAAAACGTGAGGTTCAATATGGTGTTGAAGTACAAGTAAATGTTGCTAAAAACCACGTAGATGGTCCATTGGGTGGTATTGCAATGCAGGGAAAAATAATTTCTACACCACACGGTTATGTCACTCCAGATGGATTGGATGAATATAAAAAGAAAAATATTTTATATTTTAGAAATCTTTTTGGTAATGATATTAATGCTGAAGATATTGAAGATAAAATTGAAGTTGTTGAAGATGATTTGATTGAAAGATCAGAATAAATAATTTTATTTGGGTGAGGTTATGCTAATAAATAATCTTACCCAAAAATTTTTTTGTTGTTGTAAATTATGAGAAAACCCAAAGGATATTGGACTAAAGAACGTTGTAAAGATGAAGCGTTAAAATATAAAACGAGGAATAAATTTAAACTTAATTCTTCTAATGCTTATAATAAAGCAAGAAAATCCGGATGGTTAGATGAAATATGTTCTCATATGATTTCTTTTGAGATTATTTGGACAAAAGAACGTTGTATAGAAGAAGCTCTTAAATATAATACAAAAAAAGGTTTTGAATTAGGAAGTAGTTCTGCGTATGTAATATCATTAAGAAAAAAATGGATGGATGATATTTCATCACATATGATAAAACTTGGAAATAGATATAATAAATGTATTTATTCTTATGAATTTCCCGATAATTATGTTTATGTTGGTTTAACGGGAAATATAAGTGAAAGAAGTCGATATAGAAAAAAATGCAAAACTGATGCGGTCACAATCCACATTAAAGTGACCCAATTAAATCCCCAATTTATTCAATTAACCGAATATATCCCTGTAGATTATGCTGTTAAGCTAGAAGAAGATTATATTAATAAATATAAAAATGATGGTTGGAATATTTTAAATAGGGTTAAAACTGGAAGTATTGGTAGTGTTAAAAAATGGAATAAAGAAAAATGTCAAGAAGTTGCATTAAAATTTAATAATAGATCAGAATTCGGTGATAAGTATTATGGTGCTTATGATTGTGCAAGAAAATCTGGATGGTTGAATGAAATATGTTCACATATGATTAGTAAAATAAAGCCACGTAATTATTGGACAAAGGAACGTTGTAAAGAAGAATTTTTAAAATGCAAAACAAAAAAAGAATTAAAATTAAAATCACCAACAGCATATACTGTTGTACTTAAAAATAAGTGGATTGATGAATTAAGTGAACACATGATAGGTAGAAAACCAAATGGGTATTGGATTAAAGAAAAATGTATAGAAGAAGCATTAAAACTTAAAACTTGGTCAGAATTTCAAAAAAAATCTAAAACTGCATATCAAATAGCATATAAAAATGGTTGGTTAGATGAAATTTGTCAATACATTAATTCAAAACAATAATTAAATGAAAATACGTACATTAGTTGTTGATGCAAATTATTTATTTAAACGTAGTTTTCATGGAAATAAAGAAACGTATACAAGTAAGGGTAAACATATTGGTGGATTATATTCGTTTTATATTACTTTAAGAAAATTAATTAAAGATTATCATGTAAACAAAATTGTCCTAATATGGGATGGTCAAAATGGGGGCATTCTTCGATATAATATTGATAAACAATATAAAGCCAATCATGAAAATAAAAATTGGAATGAGAAACTTATTTTAACTAATAAACAAGTAAAAAAAGAATTGGATAAAGATGAATCTGTATTGTGGCAGAGAGAAAGAATAAAAGAATATGCGGAAGAATTATTTATAAGACAAATTGAGATTTGTGATATTGAGGGTGATGATCTTGTTGCAGCATATTGTCAACAATACAACAATAAAGAAGAAATATTTTTATTTACTAATGATAGAGATTTTTTGCAATTATTAAATTTAAATATTAGTATTATTTTTGCAAATATTTCACAACCAATAACTAAAAATAATTTTTATTTTACTTTTGATTATCATTATGCCAATGCAATTATAATGAAAATTATATGTGGTGATAAGGGCGATAATGTTAAAGGAATTCAAGGAATGGGTGAAGGAACATTACTTAAATATTTTCCTGAATTAAAATCAAAACCATTAACAGTAAGAGAAATTTGCATAAAAGCAAAGGAAATTAATAAAGAAAGAATATTATATAAAAAGAAACCAGTAATGGCATTAGAAAATCTATTAAATAATATAGATAGATTGAAAATGAATTATCAATTAGTTAGTTTAAAAGAACCACTATTAAATGATGAAGCAAGAGAAGCATTAGAACAATTAGAATATCCTTTATCACCAGTTGGTCGTGGCAGTAAAAATTTATTAAAATTAA